CAATTTAAGAAAACCAGAAATTTATGATGACCGTCTCGTTAAAATTGGTTCTCGAATCGCATCGGGTATTTTTACTCAAACAAAAGCCAATATCGCAGGAACTTCTGTCGATACCTCGATTAAGAGTTTAAGCGATAATGGACAATCCATCACTTATGGCGATGCGACTAGAAATTATCTCGCAACCGTATCTGATGGTGAATTGTTTGGTGGTTGTGCTGAACTTCTCAAACCTTACAGGAGGTTGAATGTTGTTTCCAGAAAGTGCTAAAAATGCTATATCTAGTGTCTTTTATGATAAGTTAATCCTAGTTCTTTCTAATTTAGAAACAATCGATTCCGAAGGTGGAGTGGTTCGCACCATCGCCACAATCGAATCTGAAAGCGATGAAAGTGGTGGCGATGACCCCACTATCAAAAGCACATTTTACGGAAATGTTCGTTTCGTTGCTCTAGGCGAACTTGAAAATGAAATCGGTCTAACCCATAACATCGATATTGCGATTTCTTGTCCTACGGAAACCGCCGTAGAAGTTAATGACCTTTTGCAGTATAAAGGCATTGTCTATGTCGCAACTGATGTTTTGCCATACGATTCGCATAAAATGATAACGGGTCAAAGATGGGAAAAACAGTAACAATCGAAGTTTTGGGTGTCGATAACATTATCAAGGATTGTAAAACTATTGCTCAAACACGAAGAATGAAGCAAGCCATTAATAAGGCTACTGGAATAGTTCTTGATACGGCTGTAAGAATAGTTCCAAAAAGAAACGGAGCCTTACAACAATCAATCTGTATGAATTATATTGATACAGGGGACGAATATACTGGCAGAGTCTTTACAAATATGGAGTATGCCGTATATGTAGAATATGGAACTGGCGTTCGTGGAGCGATGACCGCCGCAACTAATGGAGCAAAAACAAATATACCAGGATTAACATATCAAATGGACTGGGCGGGTCAAATAGCCCAACCGTTTATGTATCCTGCTCTTAAATGGAACGAGCAAAAGATTTCTAAAATGATTGAAGATGCTATAAGGAACGAAATATGACCGAATTATACAACCCGAAGAAAGAAGTTTATACGGCTCTGAAGACTCTTGGTTATACTTGCGTTCAAGGAAACCAAGCAATCTTCAATAAGACCCCAGCAATCACTTTTAATATCGGCGACAATGTTCCGACTTATGACCTTGAAAAGGACATAGCGAAATTTGATGTCGAAATGAATGTCGATGTTTGGGCTGACGATAGTGTAACCGCTTCTCGGGTCGCAAAAGAAGTAGAATCTGCGATGCGAGGAATTGATTACTTAATGAATTACCTTGCGGACATACCTCGTCCAGAAGGTGCTTTATATCATATCGCTATGCGATTTGATGCGATTAAATAAGAAAGGAATTTAGATGGCAGGCAAAAGAACAATGGGAACTTCCCTCACGATGACTAAATCTGGTTCTGAACCAGCTGACCTCGTGATTGCCCATATGCAATCTATTGGCGAACAAACGACTTCAACTGACGAAATCGATGTTACCACTCTCGATAGCCCAAACGGTGCTAAAGAGTATATGCAAGGTGCAAAAGACCCTGGCACAATCGAAGTTGTTGCTAACAACTGTGGCGATGGTCAAGTCGAAGCCCTTCAAACCGTTTTCGATTCTGGTGCTGTTCGCTCATGGACGGAAACTTATCCAACTGGTGCTACTCTTGAATACAATGCTTATATTTCCGAATTAACCTTCGGCGAAGCTACTGTTGATGGATTGATGACCGCCAGTTTCACGCTTCGTCTTTCTGGCGAACCTGTTTATACAGAAGCCGAAAGCTAAAAATCCACCTAGACCCTTCGGGGAGTAGGGTTAAACTCCCCAACCATATCAATTTAATCAAGGATTCAATATGTCTGATTTAAAACTAAACTTCAAAGCATCAAACATCGCTAAAGCCGAAGATAAATATAAGAAAAACTTTTTCTCTGCGATGGCAGGGATTTCTTCAACTCCATCTTTTTCTGACCTTCTTTTCTTATTCTCGGCAGGCGGAGCAACTGAAGAACAATTCGATAAAGTCTTTGAAGAAGGAATCGAAATCGCAATGATTAAGATTACCGAAGGATTAAATGAATCAGGTTTTTTAGGGAAGAAAATCGACACCGAAGAATTGAAGAAGGCGGTCGAGAAGAAAAACTAACTTCATCTTTTACTGAATACTGGAAACGAAATCAACCCGTAGCTTTTCAAATAGGCATACATATCGACGAGTTCTGGGAATTAACGATTGGACAATTCCTAGATTGCATCGATGGTTATTCTAAACGACAATTAGATAACTTTAAAATCCAAGATAAATTGAATCATACTCTCGGGAATTATATTTCTATCGCATACCATGACCCGAAAAAATACCCGAAAAAGCCATTTTCAGAAAAAGAAAAAGACGTTCAGATGGCTTATACAGACAAACAACGAGAAGCGATAGCCCGAGCTAAATATAGAAAGGCTAATAATGGCAAAAGTTGATGAACTAGAGGTTTTAATTAAGGCGAACACCTCTGACCTGAAAGCAGGATTAAAAGACACCGAAAGCAAACTCTCGGCACTAGGCAAAAACGCAAGTGCGATGGGGAGTAAATTATCTGCAGGTGCGGTCGCAATAGGTGGAATTATTGCTGGGTTGGTTACATCGGCATTTCAAGCACTTTCAAGCGAAATGGACGGCGCTATTGAACGACTCGACACTCTTAATAATTTCTCGAAAGTTATGTCCAATCTCGGGATTGAGTCGGGAGCATCTCAACAAGCAATTACTAAACTTTCTGATTCATTACAGGGACTTCCAACAAGTCTTTCTGATGCAGTTTTAGCCGTCCAAAGATTAACCGCTGTAAATAGTTCGGTAGAATACTCGACAGATGCTTTTCTCGCACTAAATAACGCAATTCTAGCAGGTGGGGCTTCTGCTCAATTACAATCATCTGCTCTTGAACAAATTTCTCAAGCATACGCTAAAGGCAAACCAGATATGATGGAATGGCGAACGATGCTTCAAGCCATGCCTGCACAATTAAAACAAGTAGCGATAGCGATGGGAAAAACAGATGCTACCGCACTTGGCGAAGGACTTCGTGATGGTTCAATATCGATGAACGATTTTATGAATACCATCATGAAACTTAATCAACAAGGGGTCGCAGGTTTTTCGAATTTTGATACCCAAGCAAGAAATGCAACTGGTGGTGTAGCAACTTCGATAACTAACCTTCAAATAGCTATTCAAAGAGGAATTGCGAACATAATGGACGCAATCGGACAAACAAACATCTCTGGATTTATAAACAGCATCGCTTCCGCAATCGGAACAGTTTCTAATTATGTAGCCGCTTTCGTGAAGATTCTCAAACAAGCTTTCGCATGGGTTCATGCTTTATTTGGTGGCGGTTCAGGCTCAACTACCGAAGCGGTTCAAGAAACTGGCGATGCGATGTCGGGAGTTGCTTCGGGAGCAGGTGCGGTCGCAGATAATCTTGATTCCGCAAGTGGCTCAGCGAAGAAACTTAAAAAGACCCTCGCTTCTTTTGACGAAATGAATGTCCTCCAAGAACAAAACGCAGGTGGAAGTGGTGGTTCTGGCGGAGCAGGTGGTAGCGGTGGAATTAATTTAAGTGATTATAAATGGGACGATGTTGCCGAAGGAGCAAATAAAGTCGATGAAATTGTTGGAAAGATTAAAGAGAAATTCCAACAACTTGTTGAATGGTTTAAATCTACACCTCTCGGACAACTTCTCGAAAAACATCTAAAGACATGGATTGAATCTGCTCAAAAATGGATACCTAAAATTATCGAAAAATTCAAAGAATTTGGCGAGAATGTTTGGAGAACACTTGAACCTCTTGGGAACTTAATCTGGAGTGTTATAAGTGGAGTTTTTGATTCGATTGTCCAGATGTGGGATAAATATGGCGACCAACTTGTAGAAGGTTTTTGGCAAGTCATTTATTCA